CACATTTGATAGTAAAGCTGAATCAATTTATTATCAGTTGCATAAGCATGAGCCAAACATGAAAATGCAAGAAAAATTTGTCTTGCAAGATAAGTTCAGGCTTAATGGGAAAGCTTATCGTGAAATTTACTACAAGCCAGATTTTACTTTCTATGATGATGCTGGCAACTTGATCAAAGTTATTGATGTGAAAGGTATGATTTTACCCGAGTTTAAAATTAAGGCGAAGATGTTCGCTGCTCGTTATGGTTTGCCAATCACGATTGCAAAAAAAGTTGCTCGAAAAGATGAATTTACAGAAAAGGTGATTTGATGAAAATTTCCCCTGGAATTAAACGAAAACAGGCACTCAAATCCCAAACTAAAGCTCCAGATTTTGAATGTGTACTTCCAGCAGCTTTGGCAGCGATTAGATTAACGGTTGATAATTCTGTTGAAATCAATGAAGTTTACATCTCATTAAAAAGTGAAGGAGCACTATTGAGTTAGAGTTATAAAGATTTGGAGGAAATAGAATGAAAGAAGAAACCATTTATATTTTAACGGTTTGGGATGAAGCAAAATCACAATTCGCTATCTCGGAATATGAAAAAGATTCTCTAGAGCAACAATTAGAGTTCGGTAATAAGGAATTTATTACTTTTGAATCAACAAGCGAACAAAAGATTTATTATAAACGTGATCTAGTCAAGGCAATTAGTTTTAACGAATATGTGGAGGCTTTAGATGAAGAAGATAAGTAATGCCATTGGTTATATTATTGCATGGATATTAATTATCCTGGTCTGTCTGCTTTTATTTTCAGCATTACTGATATTACTAAAAATGCTGTGGTTTGGATATTAGGAGAACAAAATGACATTAATTGATGAAATTAAATCATCTCAAAAAGAATCTCATGAAAAATGGTTTGAGAGATGGTACGAAAAAACTGATTTAGAGAATGCTATCAGAATTTCAGCACAACAAGGATATACAGGTTACATAATTCGAGTAAGCAAACAGGATGATAGTTATTTAAGATTGAGGCTAGGTAATAAAGAAACTATTTCTCTTTTAAAAGAAAAGCTCGGTGAAGGTTTTACTATAACACTCAGAGAAATTCACGGGGAGAATATCTTTGGAATTAAGACTTATGAATCATTCATTCAGCTTTTGTGGGGGTAAATATTGAAAGTAAGTACAGAATACGGATATTTAATCAAAGCACTGAGAGAATATCCATTTGAATCACAAGTAAAAGATATTTTGCTTAATATAAGATATCCAGTTACTGAAGGTGGGTTTGACCCTAATTGGTGGATAAGTCCCCAAAATGTATCAAAAATACCTAAAGTGTTAGCTGATATGATTAAAATTGAAGCAAATCCTAAGCTTTTAAAATATAGACGATATCATCAAGCAATAACTGAAATGATAGATGAAACTGATCCAGTTGAGTGGAAAATCATAAAAGCTGTTTATATTCATAATGAATGCAATGTGACAGAAGCACTCAAGCGATATGGATTTGTTGAAAAAACTCAAGGTTATAAAAATATTATTCGTCCGTTTTTTGAAAAATTGGAATATAAGATTGATGAAATCATAGCAAAAGAAACCTTTCCTGAGGAATCAGAGCTAAAAGCGGAAAAGTGACCGAAAATTAGGGAAAAGTGACCGTTTTTTTATGATAAAATAGTATTGTGAACGAGTGAATGAAGGTTCGACTTGTTTTCTCCTTTTTAGATTTTACCTGTCAGAAATGGCAGGTTTTTTTATACAAATTTTACAGAAAGCGAGGTACAAAAATGTGACAAAAGGTAACATATACAAGCCAACTACAGCTGAAAAAAAATTACTTGAAGTGCTTATAAATCCAGAAAATGCAGGGAAAACTGTTACAGATATTTGTAACCTTGCGAATGTAAGCCGTCGTAAGTATTATGAAGCGATGGGAAAAGAGGAGTTCTCAAATCTCGTCAATGAGACCACAATGGACTTGGTCACAGCTAAAGCGGGTAGTGTTTTAAATGCTGCTTATAAGTACGCTATGAAAGAAAAAGGATTCCAGGATCGCAAAATGATTTTAACGATTGCTGGAATTTACGTCGATAAAACTCAAACAGAACTGTCTGGAGGAATAAAGGTTTCAAATCCTTATGAAGGCTTGACAGAAGAAGAGCTTAGAAAGTTGGCGAGTCGTGATGGATAAAATAGCGCTAGGGGCAAAAATTGAGCTGTCTAAGCGCTTTTTCTTTGATTACTGTAATCTCATCATGCCAAGCTTTTATAAACGAGACAGAGCTTATCTAGTGACAATGTGTGAAGAATTTCAGTCATTTCTAAATGATGATGAACACGATGTTTTAGTTTTGAATCTTCCGCCACGTCATGGTAAGTCGCTCACGCTTGGTAAGTTTGTAGAGTGGGTGCTTGGTAATGACCACACGAAGAAAATTATGACTGGGTCATATAATGAAACTTTATCCACTGTCTTTTCTAAAAATGTTCGTAATACACTTCAAGAAGAAAAAGCAGATGAGAACAAAATCGTTTACTCCGATATTTTCGATGCTGCAATTAAGTATGGAGATGCTGCGAAAAACCTTTGGAGTTTGTCAGACGGTTATAACAACTATCTGGCAACTTCTCCAACAGGTACTGCAACAGGTTTCGGTGCTGACATTATTATCATAGATGATGTTATCAAGAATGCTGAGGAAGCCAACAATGCGACAGTCTTAGAAAAGCACTGGGAATGGTTCGTTAATACTATGCTTTCACGTTTGGAATCAGGCGGTAAAATCATAATCAATATGACTCGTTGGCATAGCGAAGATTTAGCTGGACGTGCTTTGCGTGAATTGCCTAAGAATGGCTATCAAGTAAAGCATATTAATTTCAAGGCTTTCAATGAACAAACGAATGAAATGCTTTGTGATGATGTCCTGACTCTTGAAGATTATAAGCGCAAGGTAAAAACAATGGGTGCTGATATCGCCAGCGCCAACTATCAACAAGAACCGATTGACGTCAAAGGTCGTTTATATAGCGAGTTTCAAACTTACAATGCTCGTTCAGAGTACAAAAAGATTTGGAATTACTGCGATACTGCAGATACCGGGAAAGACTATCTCTGTTCAATTGTATGGGGAGAAACTTCAGACGGTTTTGCGGATGTACTGGATATTATTTACACTCAAAAGCCGATGGAGTACACAGAAAATGCAGTGGCCAATCAATTAATTAATAACAGAGTAAATGCATCAAGAATTGAGCGCAACAATGGCGGTCGGTCTTTTGCTCGTTCTGTCAGAGATAAGATTCAAGGTAAAGTTGCTTGTGCTGTAGAAGATTTCTTCCAAGGAAATAATAAAGAAGCCCGAATTTATTCCAATAGTTATTGGATAGAGCAGTACGTTCGATTTCCGAATGACTGGAGAACTCGTTTCCCTGAATACTATCAAGCAATGACAACTTATCAACGTGAAGGTAAAAACAAACACGATGATGCGCCGGATGCAACAACTGGGATTGCTGAGACAATGAGCGGTAAGCGAATAAAAGCCGGGTTAAAATCATTTAAAATATAAAGGAGATTTCTAATTGAAACATAAACCACCTAAATTAATGACATTTCCAAAAGATGAGCCAATCACAAACGAAGTGGTCACAAAGTTCATGGAAAAACATAAATTAGAAGTTGCTCGGTATGAGTACTTAAAAAATATGTATCTTGGAATCATGGCAATTGATGATGAACCAACAAAAGACCCTTGGAAACCTGATAATCGTTTAGCTGTTAATTTCACTAAATATATCGTTGATACTTTCACAGGTTACTTCAATGGAATTCCAGTTAAAAAGTCTCATTCAGATAAAGAAATACTTTCTAAACTACAAGAGTTTGATAATCTGAACGACATGGAAGATGAAGAGTCAGAGCTTGCAAAGATGGCTTGTATTTATGGTCGAGCTTTTGAACTCTTGTATCAAGATGAGGAGACTCGGACGAATGTTATTTATAACAGCCCTGAAAATATGTTCATGGTTTATGATGACACGATTAAGCAGGAACCATTGTTTGCGGTGCGTTATGGTTATGATGATGACTATAAATTGTATGGGGAAGTTTATACCAAAGAAACAACCTATGTTTTGAATGGAACCATGGGATTTTACAATATGACTGAACAAGCACCGAATCCTTTTGATGATTTGCCAGTCGTAGAATTTTATTTCAACGAAGAACGAATGAGTATCTTTGAATCTGTTATTTCATTAGTCAACGCTTTTAACAAAGCAATTAGTGAAAAAGCAAATGACGTTGATTATTTCAGTGATCAGTATTTGGCTTTCATGGGAGCAGAAATAGACGAAGAAGATGCTAAAAACATCAGAGATAATCGCCTAATTAATTATTATGATAAGAATCAGAATAATCAAAGTGGTTCTGCTTCAAAAGTAGATGTCAAATTCTTAGAAAAGCCTGATAGTGATTCTCAAACAGAAAATTTATTGGACCGACTGACTAAGTTAATCTTCCAAACAACAATGGTTGCGAATATCTCTGATGAATCTTTCGGGTCATCAAGTGGTGTTTCGTTAGCTTACAAGCTTCAAGCAATGAGTAACTTAGCTCTGTCATTTCAACGCAAGTTCCAATCTTCTTTGAATAGTCGATACAAACTATATTGTGAGTTAAGTACGAATGTTTCAAACCGTGATGCATGGAAAGATATTGAGTACACCTTTACACGTAATGAGCCTAAAGATATTAAAGAGCAAGCTGAGACCGCTAATATCCTTATGGGAATTACAAGCCAAGAGACTGCTTTGAGTGTCATTTCTGTTATTCCAGATGTTCAAGCTGAAATGAAGAAAATCAAAAAAGAAGGTTCTTCTATACCTATGTTTGACCAGGACAAGCAAGCTAGTGAAAAGGGAACAGTAATTCCTGAAGCGAAAGAGGAGGTAACCAATGCCCAAGGTTAAAGTTGAAGCTGTAGTTAAGCAGCGACTGTTTTACAGATTTAGTATTATAAAAATAAGATTTATCTCTTTGTTCAATAAACAACTTGCATCTAATATGGCCGAGGATTTGATTAAAGATATTGAATCTAATTTCAAAAAATACTTTCTGTGTAAGGTCAAATCACCAAAGGAGTGACTTATGAAAACTCCTGATTACTGGAAAAAACGTGAGAAAGCTTGGCAATCACAACAAATCAAAGATGACACCAAACGCATGAAGCAAATCATGGATAAGCTATTTGAAGCTCAAGAAGCCATCCAAAAAGAAATCAATGCCAACTGGCAAAATTTTGCGAATGGTCAAGGTATTTCTATTAGTGAAGCCATGAAGCGTGCGGATAAGATGGACGTCAAAGCATTTGCCAATAAAGCTAAGAAATACGTAGAAGAAAAAGACTTTTCACATCAAGCAAATCAAGTGTTGAAACTTTATAACTTGACTATGAGAGTGAATCGTTTAGAGCTTCTGAAAGCAAATATTGGCTTGGAATTGATTGCTGTATTTGACGATTTGGACAAATATTTCTCAAAGAATTTGACTGGCGCAGCTCTCACAGAATTTGAAAGACAAGCCGGAATTCTTGGTTTAAGCGTTCCAAAGAAAGGCTATAACAGTTTAGTTGAATCAGTGCTAAATGGAAGTTATAAAGCCGAAGGATTTGCCAGTTTCTCTGACAAGCTTTGGCAATATCAATTTGAATTGAAAGCTGACATTGAAAAACTTCTCATTCGTTCAGTAACTGGTGGAATCAATCCGAAAGCACTAGCCCCACAACTTAAAAGGCTGATGACTGAACAAGGAAAACTTAATGCCACATACAACGCACAACGATTGCTTGTATCAGAAACAACACGAGTTCAGACAGCTATTCAAGAAGAAAGCTATAAAAAAGCTGATATTGATAGTTATGAGTATATTGCTGAACCGTCAGCTTGCCCTATCTGTGGAGCATTGAATGGTAAAATATTCAAACTTAAAGATATGTCGCCTGGTATTAATGCACCTAACATGCATCCGTTCTGTAGATGCAGCACAGCACCGCATGTTGATGATAAAGGGTTCTGGGATGATTTGCTTGATAGAAAAGTAATCAGCCAAGACGAATACAAACAAGCGTTTGACGATAGAGCAGAAGCTGACAAGGCGATTGAAGAATTGCGCAGAAATAAATAAATACCTGAAACGATGTGATATTTTTTTATTTCTGATATTATTAATATTATGAATAAAGAAAATAACTCAGACACTACGGAAAAATTAGGCCAAATACTTGAAGGTATATTTGATTGTTCCGTGACTAATGTCAAAGGCGCAACGGATTTACTACAGAAAAATGGTTTTAAAAAAGGGGAAGTAATAGTACCGAGTTCTGGAAAAAGGTCTAAAATTGGTATTTATATCTTTGAGGCAAAGACTGTTTTGGACACAGGTTTTGATGATTATTGGAGACTGAGACAAGTAAGCAATAAAGTGCCTAAGTTAAATACTGGTGAAGAAAGAAGTAAAGAAATATTATATGTTGGGAAATCGACAAGTAAAGGGGTAATTTCTAGAATCAATCAACACTATAAAAAAATCACACAGGATGTCTCCACTTATGCATTAAAGCTTGAAGATAAAAACCTTTGTAAATATCAGATTAAATGCCATTACTATGAGTTCACACAAGATGACAAAAAATATTGTAATGCTATAGTCGCCATATTTGAACAACTTTTACATGATAAGTTACAACCTAGAGTAGGGAGCCCTAGATAATAAAAAACACAAACCGTCTGGAATTACAGTCGGTTTTTCTTATGTCCAAGCATGATGACATTAAAAGCTTCGGAAGTGCAAGCATTTATCCACATTAAAAGATATGGAAGGAGCAACAAAATGAAACATAAACAACTTTTACCACTTAATTTGCAACACTTTGCAGAGGGTGGACCAGGAGAAGTTCCAGGAGGACAAAACACACCAGCAGAATTTAACGCTGATAATCTTACCGATGAGCAGTTATCTGTTATCAAAGAAAAATTTGGATTCAAGGATGATGCAGATGTTGATAACATCGTTAAATCAAAACGTTCACGCTGGCAACAAGAGCTTGACGCTAAAAAAGCAGAAGCTGAAAAGCTAGCCAAAATGAATGCTGATGAAAAAGCAGAACATGAACGCAAAAAACTTGAAGAAGAACTTGCAGAGTATAAACGTCAAGACGATTTACGCGAAATGTCAAAAGTTGCGAGTGAAATGCTCAAAGAAGAACAAGTTCGCTCAACTGATGATGTTCTTAAATTCTTGGTATCAGAAGATGCTGATCAAACTAAAGCTGCAGTAAAAACTTTTGTAGAGTACATGAAAGAAACACGCAAGCTTTGGGAAGTTGAACGAAATACTGGAATTACTCCAAAAAATGTATCAGGTAATGTCCGTACTGGCTCAACCTCACAAATCGCACAAAGTCAACAGGAATTAAATCAATTCCGTATCACAAAATAGGAGACGAAACATGAATAAACAATTGTTAAAACTTAACTTGCAACACTTCGCAAGCCCTGAAACAACATTTAATCCAGATAATGTTACAATGCAATCCGCAAAAACTGGGGCGATTCCAATTAATCAATCTACTGACATTATCACTCAAGTAAAAAATGGCTCAGCAGCAATGCGTTTGGCTAAAGCTGTCCCAATGACAAAACCGATTGAAGAGTTTACCTTTATGACTGGTGTTGGGGCTTACTGGGTAGGAGAAGGCGAACGTATTGAAACAAGTAAACCAACATTTGCCAAAGCTCAATTGACTTCTAAAAAAATGGCAGTCATTATCCCAACAACAAAAGAAAACCTCAATTACTCAGTTACAAACTTCTTTGAATTGATGAAAGCAGAAATTGCCGAAGCCTTTTACAAGAAATTTGACCAAGCTGTTTTTGGTGGAATTGAAAATCCATATCAATTTAGCGTACTTAAAGCTGCAACTGCTGCCGGTAATGTAGTTCCTGAAACTAAAAACAAGTATGATGACTTTAATAATGCCATCGCTTCAATTGAAGACAATGACTTGGAACCAAACGGAATTGCAACAACCCGTTCACAACGTCGTAAATATCGTGCGACTAAAGACGGTAATGGTCTTCCAATCTTTAATACAGCAACTTCTAATAATGTTGATGACATTCTTGGCTTGCCAATTGCTTACACTCCAAAAAGCTCATTTGGGACTGGTGCAGATGCTCCTCTTGAATTAGTGGCTGACTGGAACTACGCATATTACGGTATTTTGAAAGGTATTGAATATGAAATCCTTACAGAAGCTACTCTTACAACTGTTGTAGACGGTAACGGAGACGCTATTAACTTGGCTGAACGTGACATGGCTGCAATCAAAGCAACTTTTGAACTTGGATTCATGACAGTTAAAGATGAAGCCTTTGCTGTAGTGACAGCCCCAAAAGCGTAGCCCCTACGAGCGTAACGTTAAATAAAACAACGTTATCACTTGTAGTTGGGGCAAACGAAACACTAACAGCTACTGTTTTACCAGAAGATGCAGATGATAAAACAGTAACTTTTACTTCTAGTGACCCTACAATTGCTACGGTAACACCGAAACAAGGAAATGTAGTAGGTAAAGCTGCAGGTACAACGAAAATTACTGGAACAACAGCTAATGGTTTGACTGTTACTTGTGAAGTTACTGTAACTGCTGCATGATAAGGAGTTGCTTATGGCTATCACTGATGATTTAAAAAAGCTTTTAGGCGGTTCATCGGATGAGCGTTTGGAAGTAATCGAAAAACGCACTCGTGAACGTTTATTGCTGATTCTCGGTTCTGATATCAAAGAAGTACCATCAGAACTAGAATATGTTGTTTTAGACGTTTCCTTGAAGCGTTTTAATCGTATCGGACAAGAAGGCATGCAGTCCTACTCACAAGAAGGATTAAGCATGACTTTTTCAGAATCTGATTTTGATGAGTATGCCGATGAAATTGAATCGTGGCGAAAATCAAAAGAAGCTGAGGGCGATAAGAAGATTGGGAGGTTCAGATTGTATTGAGATATCTAGATGAAGTTACTTTTATCAAAACATCGTCCGACTCACATTATGACCCCGATTTAGGCGAATGGGTTGAAAAAGAACCTACCAGAACTATTTTTAGTGCAAATATCACTGACATTGGAACTGACAGAAGTGTAAAAGTTTTTGGAGATATTAAACAAGGGGCAAAAGTCCTGCGAATGATGCCCCTTTTTGTGATGCCAGAATATGATTACATTGAGTTTGATAATAAAATGTGGGCTTTAACAACCTATCGCAATCCAAGTGAGCGAAACACTTTTATTTTGCAGGAGGTAAGTCAATGAAATCTAGCTTATCTTTTAAAGGGATTGACCAGCTTGTAAAGCATTTGGATAAAGCAGCTTCTTTAAAGGATGTTCAACAAGTTGTAAAGTCTAACACTTCAAATATGACAGCGAATATGCAGAAACTTGTTCCAGTTGACACTGGATATATGAAACGATCCATAAAAATTGAGTTGACAGAAGGTGGATTCAGCGGACAAGCTGGACCACACACAGATTATTCCGCATACGTTGAATACGGAACACGTTTTCAATCTGCTCAACCCTTTGTAAAGCCTGCTTATAATGAGCAAAAAGGTGTTTTCATTAAAGATTTAGAAAGGTTGCTGAAATGATTAAAACTCGAGACCAATCTATTTTTGATGAATTATTCAAACAAGTTCAAGCCTTAGGTTATACCGTTTATGATTATAAGCCAATGAATGAAGTGGGCTATCCATTTGTTGAATTGGAGAATACTCAAACCATTCATGAACCAAATAAAACAGATATTAAAGGGACGGTAAGTCTTTCATTATCTGTTTGGAGCTTACAGAAAAAACGCAAGGAAGTGTCTGACATGGCAAGCAATATATTTAATCAAGCATTAAATATAAGTGCCACAGAGGGCTATTCTTGGGCTTTGAATTCTCAAGCAAGTACCATTCAAATGTTGGACGATACAACAACAAATACACCGCTCAAAAGAGCGTTGATTAACTTAGAATTTAGATTAAGATAGGAGATTTAATATGGCAGAATTAACAGCCAAACAGGGTAAAGATATTATCTTGCTCTATCGTTTGCTTAGTAAAGCAACAGAAGAAGCGGCTTGGAAACTTGCTTTCCAAACAGAACACTCGAATGAAAAAACTCGAGATTACAACACTACAGCAACCAAAGATGGACCGGTTGGTGCTCTTGCGGAAGTTGAATACAGCTTGTCTGCCACATCTATTGCAGCAAATGGTGACCCACATCTTGACGAAATGGACCAAGCCTTTGATGATGCAGCAATTCTTGAAGTTTGGGAAATTGATAAAGCTGAAAAAGGACCTGATGGAGAAAACAAAGACAAGTATAAAGCGAAATATCTTCGTGCTTATCTTACAAGTTTCTCTTATGAACCTAACTCAGAAGATGCGCTTGAATTGAGTTTAGAATTTGGAGTGTTTGGTAAACCTCAAAAAGGCTATGCTACACTCACTGATGAACAAGCGGATGTTGTTCAGTATGTCTTCAAAGATACAGTAAAAGAGACTACGCCCTAATGAACCCGTAGTCGGTCAATCGATCGTAGGGGATGCTGAATTATAAACAACGAGTTAAAAGAGAGCTGAGTCTCTCTTTTATTTTTTTAAGGAGAAATAAAAATGGAATTAACAATTAATGGCAAACAATATGAATTCAAATTCGGAACCAAATTTGTCAGAGAACTTGATAAACTTTTCCCAATTATGCAAGAAGGCATCGCATTTGGTATGGGTCTTTCAGCGAAATTTATTCCGGAACTTAAATCAGCAAACATAAACGCTTTGGCGACTATTTTATATATTGCAAATCGTACTGAATCACCAAAAGTATCTCAAGGAGATATTGATGATTTCATCGATGAATGTGAAGACATTGAAAAACTATTTGAGGATGTTTTGAAGGAACTTTCTGAAAGTAATGCGGGAAAGATGGCAATGAAAATGATCGAGGAGCGAGTGAAAAAAGCAGAGAGAAACAATTAAGTTCAGAAGCTGTTTATGATGAAATGTTGCTTAATTCATTGCGATATTTTGGATTTGTTGATCTTCGTGATTTCGAGCGAATGACTGTTAAAGAATATGGAATTAGGATGACTGCTGTAGCATTGAAAAAGTTAGACCAGCAGGAATTTATTCATAGACAAGCTTGGGCGAATTGGCAAGTCCAGTCTACTAAAACGCAAGGGAGGAAGGAAATACCCGTTTATTCTACCTTCAAGAAATTCTTTGACAAAGAAAAAATTGAAAATGAAATCAGGGGCATTAAAAATCCTTCTCAAGACAAGAAACTCGTTCAGCTCATGAAAAGAGCAAATAAGTAGGAAAGGAGGAAAAAATATGGAATCTTTTAGTGTACAAGCCTATTTGAAGGCTACTGATAATAATTTTGTTAGTACATTTAAAGACGCTGCTAAGCAAGTTCAAAACTTCCAAAACAATACTAATAGTACGATGTCTACCGTAGGTCAAGTTGCTACATCAACAGGTAAAACGTTGACTAAAGCAGTTACAGTTCCTATTGTGGGGATTGGGATTGCTGCCGCAAAAGTTGGTGGAGACTTTGAAGCTCAAATGAGCCGTGTTAAAGCCATTTCTGGTGCAACAGGTTCGTCTTTTGAGGAACTTAGACAACAAGCAATTGATTTAGGAGCAAAAACGGCATTTAGTGCAAAAGAGTCAGCTGCAGGCATGGAAAATTTAGCCTCAGCTGGCTTTGATGCAAAAGAAATCATGGAAGCTATGCCAGGGCTTCTCGACTTAGCTGCTGTTTCAGGTGGTGATGTTGCGTTGGCTTCTGAAAATGCTGCTACTGCTTTAAGGGGATTCAATTTAGATGCTAGTCAATCTGGCCACGTTGCCAATGTATTTGCTAGAGCTGCCGCAGATACCAATGCAGAAGTTGGAGATATGGGAGAAGCGATGAAATATATCGCTCCTGTTGCTAACACAATGGGGCTTTCTCTTGAAGAAACAGCTGCTGCAATTGGTATTATGTCGGATGCTGGTGTAAAAGGCTCACAAGCTGGTACTACACTTCGTGGTGCATTATCTCGTCTTGCAAAACCAACTAAACCAATGATTGAAAAAATGCAAGAATTAGGTGTTTCATTCTATGATGCATCAGGAAAAATGATTCCTTTGAAAGATCAGATTTCAGTTCTGAAAAAATCGTTCACTGGACTAACACAAGAGCAAAAGAATAATGCTTTAGTAACTTTATACGGTCAAGAATCACTTTCAGGTATGGTCGCTTTAGTAGATAAGGGACCTGATGCACTTGGTAAGCTAACAACCTCATTGCAAGATTCAGACGGTGCAGCTGACAAAATGGCTCGAACTATGCAAGATAATATGAACTCATCATTAGAACAAATGATGGGAGCATTTGAGTCAGCCGCAATAGTTATTCAAAAGATTTTAGCTCCAGCTGTCAGAAAAGTGGCTGATTCAATTTCAGGATTAGTTGATAAATTTGTTTCTGCTCCTGAACCTGTACAAAAGATGATAGTTACAATTGGGCTAATAGCAGCTGCAATTGGACCTTTATTGGTAATATTTGGGCAAGCTGTTGTTACTCTACAAAGAGTAAAAGTTGGCTTTCTAGCCTTGCGATCTGGGCTTGCTCTCATAGGGAGTAGTTTTACTGCTATTTCTTTACCAGTTTTAGGAATAATCGCTGCCATAGCGGCTGTTATAGCTATAGGAATTTTAGTTTATAAAAATTGGGATAAAATTTCTAAATTTGGGAAAGAAGTATGGACAAATGTGAAGAAATTTGCATCAGATGCAGCCGAAGGAATCAAAGAAAAGTGGGGAGATATTACTCAATGGTTCTCTGATACCTGGAATAATATCAAAAATGGAGCCAAAGGGCTCTGGGATGGAACAATCCAAGGTGCCAAAGATGCCGTTGATAGTGTTAAAAACGCTTGGAACGGCATCAAGGAGTGGTTCGCTAATCTTTGGAAAGGTACAACAAGCGGTTTATCTAGCGCTTGGGACAGTGTAACAACAACCTTAGCTCCATTCGTTGAAACAATCAAAACAATCTTTCAACCAATGCTTGAATTTTTTAGTGGATTATGGGATCAAGTTAAAACTATCTTTAGTTCAGCTTGGGAGATTATTAAGACAGTCGTTATGGGTCCGGTTTTGTTACTCATTGATTTAATCACTGGGGACTTTAACCAATTCAAAGAAGATTTTGCGATGCTCTGGCAAACATTATTTACTAATATCCAAACATTAGTAACTACTTTTGTCCAAATTATCGTTGGTTTCTTTACCGCTTGGGGACAAACTGTTTCTAATATATGGTCAACAGTTGTAGACACAATCCAAAGTCTTTGGGGAGCTTTCACAACATGGGTCATTAATATGGCTAAGTCTATTGTTGACGGAATTGTTAATGGTTGGAATTCATTTAAGCAAGGTACCGTTGATTTATGGAACGCAACCGTTCAATGGGTCAAAGACACTTGGGCATCATTTAAACAGTGGGTCATTGATTCTGCCAATGCTATTGTAAATGGTGTGAAACAAGGTTGGGAAAACCTCAAACAAGGTACAATTGACTTATGGAACGGTATGGTCAACGGTCTCAAAGGAATTTGGGACGGTTTGAAACAAAGCGTGAGTGATTTGATTGATAATGTTGTTGGTATCTTCAATACCTTGAAAAACATCAACTTACTAGATATTGGTAAAGCTATCATTGACGGTTTTGTCAAAGGGCTCAAACAAAAGTGGGAAGATGGAATGAAATTTATCAGTGGAATTGGCGATTGGATTCGGGAGCATAAAGGGCCAATCCGTAAGGATAGAAAACTTTTAACTCCTGCAGGTAATGCCATTATGAATGGTTTGAATTCTGGTTTAACTGGAGGTTTCCGTGATGTTCAATCCAATGTTTCGGGAATGGGCGACATGATTGCTAATGCAATTAATTCTGACTATTCTGTGGATATTGGGGCAAACGTTGCAGCAGCTAATCGCTCAATCAGTAGTCAAGTTTCTCATGATGTGAACCTTAACCAAGGGAAACAGCCGGCTTTATTTAATGTAAGGCTTGGAAACCAAAACTTTAAGGCCTTTGTGGATGACATTTCTAATGCACAAGGGCAAGCAATTAACTTAAATATGGAGTTTTAGGAGGTAGAAATGTACAAGTTTAGAGATACGATAAAACGGAAGCATTATCGCAACCTTCCTTTTATTCCAACCAGTGCCATGAGTTATGATGGGACTTGGTTAGAAGAACTCATAGAAGGTTATCAGACTTTGACGGTTGAGGGACGAGAGATGTATTCTCTCAACTTTGAATCACAAGAAATGCAAGTCGGAGGAGTGATAACCAATGTTAAATATCCTCCTCGGGAGCTGACGATAAAATATAAGCTTGAGGATAGGGATCCTCGAGTATTACAAGAAAAGTTTGATACTTTAAAGGCATTCTTGATTCGTCAAGAAGATGTCCCTATTATTTTTCATGATGATCTGGAATATACTTTTTATGGCCGGTTCCAGACTGCAGACAATGTGCCTGGAGATACTAATTCAATTATTTCAAGTTTTACTGTACTTTGTAGCGATCCATTTAAACACGGAAAAACTCAAAGTGTAAAAAATAAGGTCATTGAAGTTTTACCTTATTCAGTTAAACCAGATAAGCTATCATTCAAGTTACTGACAGAGGGTTTACTTGCAACTGACGGAAATTATCGCTTGAAGTCATCACAGGCTAAAAAAGGAGACCTTTTGGAATTTGATTTTCAAACAGGCGATACTATTCTTAATGGAAAAGTAAACAATAACCTCTTGGACCTTGATTCTGATTTTAGAAATATCAGATTGACAACTGGAACAGATCTTTCAAGTTCAAACTATGAGTTAACGATTCAATATAGAAAGGCGGTGCTTTAGTGAGTAATATCTTATTTTTAGATAAGATGCAACAAGTCATCAAAAGTTATGATTCCAACGAGTTCATAGAATGTGTTCAGACAAAAGAAATCACAACCAATGCTTCTGAACTAATGAATGACACGCTTTCAGCTTCTTTACCTTTTGATGAAACAATTAAAGATGCCAGCTATATTGCAGTCAATGATACGAAAGAACAAGAGTTTTCTTTATATCGAATTTTAACCGCAAAAGATGAAGATAATTTATTATCATCTGAAGCAATAAATTTTGCAGTCGATGAACTGGATAATTTTATCATCAAAGACATAAGACCTAAAAACAGGTCTTTTTCTTATGTAATTAATCAACTTTTATCTGATTCAGGTTGTGACTGGGTATTGGGTGTCTGTGAACCAATTAAAACAGTTTCCAGTACTTTCTACTATACTTCCATGCGTGAAGCTCTAAAAACTCTACAAGAGTTAGGTGCAGAGTTTACCTTTTCAATTGAAATTACAGGAAATAAGATTACTAAAAAAATCATTAACTGCTATAACCAAATTGGAAAAATAACCAATAAGCGCTTTGAATATGGTGAGGAAGTTCTAAAAATCGTTCACCAACAAGACCGCACAAATATTGTCACTGCACTAATTGGGCGTGGAAAAGGTGAAGAAGTTGGCGACGGCTATGGGCGAAGAATTGAATTCTCGGATGTTGAATGGAAGAAGTCTAATGGAAAGCCCCTCGATAAACCGAAAGGTCAAAACTGGATTGAATATCCGGAAATGACGAAAGAATACGGCATCCCTTCAAACGGAAAAATGTTGCCACGTAAAATGGTTGTTATTTTTGACGATGTGGAAGATGCAAGCGAACTTTTACAAAAGACTTATGACCAGCTGGCTTATTACTGCCGGCCACTTGTTCAGTTTAGCACTGAGATATTGGGTAGTGATTCAATTGGAAATACTGTTTCGATCCATAGAGGAGACCGAAATTATCACTACCAAACCAGAGTCTTTAAAGTGGTTACTGACCATGTAAATGGTCGTGTGCAAGCCAGCCTTGGTGATAATTTAAGCGGTAACTCTCTTAATCGTCAGTTATCACAAGTTCAAAGTAATATCTCTGACCTTGATAATAATAAAATGACTTGGTATGACTCCACAGAAATTGGGAAGTATCAATCTGATATCATTCGAGGTGCTAAGGGTGGGTCGATTATGATGATGAACCCCTCTGATTTAGGTAAAGGAGAAAGTAGAGAACCGTTTCAAATGGTTTGGATGAATGGTCCTAGCATTGAAGAATCTGATCATTTTCTTGTAGCTAACTCAGAAGGAATCGGTTTTATTGATGGAAGCTTTAACCTTGATAATTTTAAAACGGCATGGACAATTGATGGCATTTTTAATGCAGATTTTATAAATGCAGGGACGCTTCAAGGGGTCAAGATTCGCTCAGTTGATAATAACTTCATTATTGAACTTGATCAAGGAAAAATTCGTTTTATTAAAAGAAATGGTTCGTCCGAAAATGAGATGTTTGCTTTTGCGCCAACTTATACAGACGGAAAACTCCAAGGGATTAATGCGATTCAAAACCAAGGTTATTCTTTTGCTTTGTCATCAAAGGGAAACAGTGGAACATTTTTAAATGTTTTAGAAATTCCCAAAGATAGTACAGCAGATAACCGAAAATTGAATCTTTACGGAGAAGTAAAGGTTGATGGTAACTTTTATGTTAATGGAGTAAAAATCGATACCAACGGTGGAGGAAACTCTGGTGGCGGCGGTGGTTGGAATGGGCAATATCCACCAGAAGTCACAAGTGATCGTGATAAACGTTACTGGCAAATTTGGGCAATGGCAATTGGAGCTGGTTTTTCTAAACAAGCGGCTGCCGCTTTACTTGGGAATGCACAGGGTGAATCTGATGCCAACCCAACGGCTGATGAGGGCGGCGGACGACCTGGTTTCGGTTATGGAGTTTGGCAATGGACGGATAGTTCAGGCGCTAGCTCTGGACGTGTTTATATGATTAATCTCATGACACGAGCAGGAGTGACTGACAATCCTGACACAATCACAGCCCAATTCAAGCTCTTGATGTGGCATGCACCAAATGGACAGTGGATTGCGACAAGTTCTTATCCTTATTCATGGACTCAATTCATGACATTGACCAATATCAATACTGCAACACAAGCTTTTGTAGCTAACTTTGAACGTCCCTTAAACGGACACCCTGAACGTAGCACTTGGGCGCAAGAATGGTACAACAAATTTGTTAACCTTGAAATCCCAAGTGGTGGGGGAGGTTATATTGCTCCAATTTCAAGTCCTATTACCGTAACAAGTGAAATGGGTTGGAGAACGAGTCCAATCACCGGAGCACAAGAATTTCACAATGCTGTGGACTTGGTTAATGGCAATCCAACAACTCCAATCTTAGCTTCAGGCGATGGTCAAGTGGTCCAAGCGGGAAGTAATTATTATGACTGGTATGGAAATTACACGGTCATCAAGCATGCGGATGGACTTTATACAGGGTACGCACACCAAAGCAGAATCGATGTTTCTGTGGGTCAAAATGTTAAAAAGGGCCAACAAATTGGACTTATGGGAGCAACCGGCCCTGTCACCGGTCCACATTTGCACTTCCAATTCATGGATGAATATTGGCCATCATCAAACGCTCACTTTAAGAATCCAAGGGATTATATCAAATTTTAGAAAGGGTCTATTATGACAGAACATTTTATCACGCTGTCCACCACAGAGCCAAATAACAATGTCGGGATTGTTAAATTAAGACATGCGGATGTGAATAGCCAAGCCATTGTAGCTCAAATCATAGAGAACGGTCAGCCCAAGAACTTTGAAGGCTTACAGCCGTTCTTTTGCTTAATGGCGCAAAAAATTACAGGGCAAGGGGTGTCAGAAGAAGCAGTCATTTCATTTGATGCGACTAAAGGGATACTGACTTATATTGCTAGTGATAATGCACTCCAAATGGTTGGACGAAACGAAGCTTATTTTAGCTTTAGAAAGCAAGAAGGTGAGCAATGGATTGAGCAATTCTCCACTCGGACTTTTCACTATATTGTTGAGAAGTCTATTTATTCCCAACCCTTCAAAGATTCTAACTACTGGTGGACCTTTAAAGAGCTTTATCGAATTTTTAATCAGTATATTGAAGATGGTAAAAAGAGCTGGGAAGAGTTCGTGGAAGCAAATCGTGAAATTCTTGAATCGATTGATCCAGGCGGACGTTTACTTGCGGAAGTTTTAGACCTCAATAAAATCATTTATCGTAAAGTTCCAAGCGGATTTAATGTAGTAATTGAGCACGATTCAGAGTATCAACCGGATGTGAAAGTAACTTATTACAAAAATTCAATTGGTACTGAAGAAAATGGTTTTGATACAGGACCTAGCTTTGGAGGAGAGCGAATTTATAACCTAGCTTCTTCATTAAGCTATATCAGAAATAAGATTAATGTTGAGCTTCCGTCAGTTTACACAATGGACGGAGAAGTTGTAAATAATGGTAACGAACTGTTATTAATTAACGGAACTGAAGTTATTCGTTTTATTATTGATGGCGCAACAATCACCAAAGGTTATGTTGAGAAAGTGAAGACGCCAACCAATCTAACTGTTTCTGATGTCACTTCTTCAAGTGCTAAAGTTTCATGGGAAAACGGGTGATACTATGGCAGATAAAAATTATTTACATACCGCCTATGCTAACAGCGCAGACGGCACGGACGGTTTCACGACAGTTTACCCGAATTTGAATTTGTTAGATGGGACTAAAGATTTTAGTGGGAATTGGCAAAACACAACACCTTGGTATAAGAATGGTAATTATGAAGGGTTAACCATAATGTCATTCAATGCAGGCGATAATATTGGTGTTGTCAAAGAATTTAACATACCTTCTGACGGTGTTTATTCAATGTCTATGCTTGTTAAAGTAAAAACTGATTCTATCGGTCAGTTTATTATCGAAGCCACTGGTAAGCCTGCAATAATAATAGATGTAACCGATACAGGCGGAAAATTTGTAACTCAGTCTTATACAGGCACTTTCACTACTGGTCAAACTGTTTCAATATATTTCCGTTTTAAATCAAGTGAAATGGTTATCAAAGATGGCTTATCAGTTGCGGGACATAAAATTGAACCAGGCTCAATCGCCACTCCATACATGCCTTCATCAAGTGAAGTAACAACTGCTGACTGGCCGAAGTATGTAGGAACTTACGTTGATACTAACCCGGTTTCTAGTACGGAACCCAGTAAGTATGATTGGGATGAAATGAAGTATCGGGTTTATTTAGATGGTGTGCCTGTAGGTGGAAGTAAACTTCTGTCATTTGATTTGGAGAACCTAACGTCTGGTACATCATACAACGTCCAGGTTAATCAAATTAATGGCAATGATGAAAGTGATAAGTCAGAAAGTATCGCTTTTAAAACAACGCTAACCAAATAATAGAAATAGGAGAAATAAATGGCTGAATTAACTAAAATTTATCGTGGCATGCAAAATGGTGCCGAAGCGATCAATACCAACTTTAATACTTTGACAGATAATCTAAAGCAATCTTCTGATGCCACTGTTAAGTTAACGGGTGATCAAACAGTTGCTGGGAAGAAAACATTCTCTGATGATGCAAGCTTTAAAACCCTCTCGGTTTCAGGCGATATCAATCAGCGCTACGCTACCACATCTTTTGAAATTGGTTATGGACTATCAGTGACTGCAAAACGTATTGGTAATATGGTAACAATTACCTTTAGAGGTTCAAATACGACTACACTTGGAAGTGGAGCAAAACCTACTGAAAAAATACCGTTGGGCTATCGTCCTATTGAAGCAGAGTCAATTGACCCTCTTGTTCAAGGTCGTCACTTAGATACTTACTATTACTTTAACCCAGACAGCTCCATTTCTTATATGGGAGAAGACGTTCCAGTCAACAGCTTTTTCCGTGGGGTAAGAAGTTACTTTACAAAAGACGCTTGGCCAACAGCATAGAAAGAAGGAGTAATGGAGTTAGAAAAAATTGTAGAGCAGCATGAGGATAAGCTTAAGCAGCATGATAAGGAACTTGCTCGTCTTAATGATATGTCAGTTGTCATGCAAAACTCTATTAATGAGGGGCTTGCTCGTGTGGATGAGTCAAATAAATTTTTGCGAGAGCAAAATAGAGAACAACTTAAGCAAAATAACGAAATTTTCCAAGCTGTCATGGGGATTAATGAGAGTAAAGAAAATAAGGAATATGAGGCTAAAATGATGACTCGTAAAAATATTTGGCGAGCAATATTTGCGATTGGTGGTTTTGTAGGTGGGTTTATCTTAGCCTATTTCAAAATTCAATTTTAGAGGGAAAGAATTATGATTTTAAATAGTAAATTTTACAACATTATCAAATGGGCTGTTTTAACAGCATTACCAGCACTTAGTGTGTTTATTGGAGTAATTGGCAAAGCCTACGGTTGGGGTGGAACTGATTTAGCTATTATTACTTTGAATGCATTCACGGTATTCTTGGGAACATTAGCTGGAGTAAGTGCTGTCAAATATAATAATCAGCCAAATGACACGGAGGAGAATAAATGAAAAAGTTAATTAAAAAAGCTGCCATTGGAATGGTAGCTTTCTTTGTTGTTGCAGCAAGTGGACCAGTATTTGCGGCAGTTGGTGACCAAGGGGTGGACTGGTCAAAATATAATGGAGACTATGGTAATTTTGGCTATGATCATGATAAGTTCGCTTTTAGTCAAGTTGGTGGAACTTATGGCGGTTTATTCGTTGACCAAGCCACTTATCCAACACAAGTTGCCTCTGCCATTGCTCAAGGTAAACGAGCACATACTTACATTTGGTATCAAGTCGGAGGTTCCCAAGAAGTAGCAAAAGCAGCACTTGACCGCTATTTGCCGAAAATTCAAACGCCAAAGAATTCTATTGTAGCTTTGGACTATGAAAGTGGAGCAAGTGGAGATAAACAGGCCAATACTGATGCGATTCTTTATGGAATGCGACGTGTAAAAGCTGCTGGATATACTCCAATGTATTATTCTTACAAGCCGTACACTTTGGAAAATGTCAATTATAAGCAAATCCTTAAAGAGTTCCCCAACTCATTATGGATTGCGGCTTATCCAAATTATGAAGTGACACCAGTTCCAAACTATAGCTTTTTCCCAAGTATGGACGGAATTTCAGTATTTCAGTTTACCTCAACTTATGTTGCTGGCGGACTTGATGGAAATGTTGACTTAACTGGAATCACTGACAAAGGTTATGAAGGCGGGAACGCAACTAAACCAGATACTGACACACCAGCCACTGATGATGGTAAGGATGCCAACGAAGTGACACCAAGTGAAATCCAAGAAGGAATGACTGTCACAATCAAGTTCAGTGCCACGAATTACTCAACAGGACAAGCAATTCCTAAATGGGTTAAGGAAAACTCATATAAAGTCCTTCAAAAATCTGGAAGTAAAGTCTTGCTTGATAACATCATGAGCTGGGTTGCAGCAAGTGACGTTCAAGCGCTTGATACAGGCGGAAGTAACTCAACTGGGAATACTCAAACTCACATTGTTCAATCAGGCGATACTTTGAGTGGAATTGCTTCAAACTGGAGCACAAACTGGCAAGAATTGGCTCGTCAGAACAGCTTATCTAACCCGAACATGATTTACACTGGTCAGGTTATTCGCTTCACAGGCGGTCAATCTAGGGCTACAGCACGAACTTACACCGTACAGTCTGGAGATAATCTATCATCAATTGCCAGCCGTCTTGGAACAACAGTTCAAAGCTTAGTTTCAATGAATGGTATTTCAAATCCTAATTTGATTTATGCTGGTCAAAATCTAAATTATTAAAATCGTCCCTGACTTCGGTCAGGGCTTTTTTTGTGCTATAATATTATTGGACATCGATGAAGAGTTTTACTCTCCT